TAATTGCCATTACGTTAACAGTAAATAAAGCACGTAACTGGCCGTAGCAACGGCTACTGTATTAATGAAATACTCCAATACTTTATAGTCTTTTTCTGACAAAGAATGTAAGTCTTTCTCATCTTCATCAGGATCTTTATGTTCTTGAGGCCACACAGTCATGTCGTTCTCCTTATAGTTTATTAGCATAAAATGTATGCTCGTCCCGGCATTCAACTGAACACCATCGTCTCTTGTCTTTTACTTCTCTTTCACACCACGTACATTTGCCGGTATCATTTTCTTCGACAGTCGTATCAACACTTTTTAGAGTTGCCTCTAATTGTCTCTGTACTTCGTTGTTGGCTACGTCTATCTCGTCACTCATACCATGTGACCTTTTGCCCAAGGACTTGTAGCCCTAGCTTGTTTTAGAGTCAACTTCGGAGGTAATGTTAGTCTCCCCTCAATTTCAAATCGCTCCAATACACTAACCCCTACCCCCGCGTATAAAGCAACTTTACCTCTAGTTGTCTTTGGGTTTTTCTCCATATATGCTATCGCTCTTGTTAAAAACTCTTGCTCTTTCTCATCTGAATAAAGTCTACGTTTTATTGTCATTTATGTCCTCTCTCTCCATCCTACGTTTAGCGTACCATATCATCTTACTAAGGTCTTGCTCTAGGTTTCCCTTACCTTTACATCGTAAAAGATATTTACCACATTGCCACAATAGTGGGTCGTCTTTAAAAAATTCTTCTAGTATATCTATCACCTCATACTTCGTACTTGTGTAATGGGGTGGATGATTTACCATGTCTACATCTTCTGCATTCATCTTTTAGGCACTCCTGTTTTAGTTACCGTATACCCACTATGCTCTAACACAGGTATTATGCTTTGTTTTAATACCCTTACCATTCTCGCTTCCATGCGTATTCTTGAAGCCTCTTTCGGTATTGGGTATAAAACCGTGTACCCCTCCTCCCTTAACATATCTATTGCTTGTTCTTTAGTTTGCATGCGTGTAAGTTCTTTCTTTGCTTTATTATTTTCTGCATTCATGTTTTACTCTCCAAACTCATCACTCGTTTGCCTTTAACGTAATACTCTAACATCTCAATATTCGTCTCGTCAATAATTAGTGAGACTCCTTGTTGCATACTTATCTCCCGTAAGTGTTTCTGTTGTAAGGCCGTTGCTTTGTTTCCATTGGCTTTACACTCGATCCCGATAAACTTACCTTTGTAACATGCGACGATGTCAGGTACACCACTTGCCCCATATCCTCCTGTTGAGGCATAAAAGTAGTACGCACCAAGTTCCTTAAGCTTGGCACATACTTTCTGTTTTACTTTCTTTTCAGGTGTTGCCACTATGATTCTAGTGGTGGAAGTTTGTCAGCTGATGGTGACTCATATCCCGCCATGTCGGGTAGGTGTGAGCCATCCAATGTAAGTGGGGGTAGGTCGTCAACTGTTGGGTTGTCATATCCCGCAATTTCAGGAAGAACTGTTTCGTCTCCAAGATTTATAAGGTCAATGCCGGTGTCTTTTGATACCAGTGACCTAGCCTCTGATTCTGTGATAGTTTCAACTATGACTACCGCGGGTGTTGACGCGGGTGCGGGTGTGGGTACATCTTGTTTTGATACATACACAAGCCCTCCAATTGCTACGATAACTGCTAATGCTATTGCGTTTTTCTTTGTTACTTGGTTCATTCGCTCTCTCCATTTAATTAAAATAAAATACTGCTCTCTCTGTTACACATCACAATTTCCGTTCGGACATCCATGAGATAGAATCTCGTCTGCAATGTCGTCTGTCATTTGTTGATGTTCGTGTTGCTTTATTTCGGTTTCAAGATGTTCTACAAACTTCTCATCTTTCATTATTACTGATAGCTCTTCGATGATTCGATTAGCCTCTTCTCGGTCTTCACTGCCTATGCTATGTTTATCAAGTAAGGCAACGAAGTCCATGAGTAGTCTACGAACTTTGATAAAAATATGGTGTGCCATTAGCCCTCTCCGACTTTGATTGGAGTATCAGTATTATCTACAACTTCTATCATGTCAAGTTCTTTCGTTTCTTTTAGCCAATCCTTAAAGTCTTTGAATGAACGCTCAGCCGACACTTGGTTGTGCCATATGAGTTCTAGTATGCCACTCATACCCCCAATGATTCCCAGTAGTTCATGTCGTTCGGCTTTCCAAATATCTTGGTCTGCCCCAAAGTAGTCATAAATGTCTTGCTCTACATAATCAATCTTTTCTTTAGGCATTACTCTTCTCCCTCGGGGCTAAAGTCTATGACTATGCCCTCTATATATTTAACTCGATAATGGTCTCGATTATATTCAAGCCCATCTTCCTTTGCCTCTTCTAGATATTCATCTAGCATATCGAACGCCTCTTCTTGAGTGTTGCATTCCGCACCCTCCCAAGCTGACATCCATTTGTCTCCTCCTCGATCGAAAGATTTTTTCATTTGCACGTGGTACATTATGTGTTCCCCCTGTATTGATAGTCTTCTTCATCTATAGCCTCTTGTTCCTCTCTCTCCTCCTGTCTTTCTGCTCGAATGTCAGCATCCATTACTTCCCATGTGCGGTCTTCGGTAGCAATTCTTTTTGCTTGGGTTGTACTTACTGCCATGATGTCCATCGGTATACAATACTGCGTGACATACACTCGATAGTGTTTTAGTTTTAGTTTACTCATTGTTGTATCTCCTTTAATAAAATTTCCAAATCATCTTCGTCCATATTCCATAATAGCTCGGCTCTATCAGAATAAATAAATGATGTTTTAATTCTCATCACCTTATCTATTAATTTTTCTTTTTTTGTTTCAGGTATGTATTTATATTTCATCTTCACACTCCTCTATTTGTTCTACTGTCATAGCGCACCTCCGTATTCATCGTACATAGGTTCTTCTTGCATAGCCTCGTAGACCTCCTCGTAAAATTTTTGAATCTCATTCTCCGATAACTTATAGTCTTGCTCGTATCCATCGTCATCCGAGTATGTTGCTATTGGGTATATCGCGGGGAAACTCCCCCCGTCATCATGTTCAACGTCATACAGAATATCTATCTGAACTTCTACTTCGTCTAGGGCTTTGTTGAATACCCACGCTGACCCATCCCAGTTGTTTGTGTACCATCTTTTAGTCATTGTCATTCTCCTTGTAAACTTGGGATATCCAAAATTCTAGGACTCCCCAATTGATTCCTACATTAGCGTCATGATTATCAAGAGCTAACTCTAAAACTTCCATAGCTTGTTCATCTGTTACTTTTGGTTCTAATGATTGAACGTCTTCTATGTTCCATGTTACTGAAATTGACCCGTCTTTATTTTGTTTCATTATCGTTCTCCTCTCTCAAATTCGCTCATGTCATCATCCTCTAAAGGTTCTTTGTTAAACTTCACAATTACATGGTCAGGCTTGGTTTCAATAAACTCCCAATTGCTATGGCCGAATGTATTTCGGCAGTACTCATCTAGTAAATCAGTATCAAACTCCATCGTCGTCCTCCTCAATGTCTAGTCCATATTCATGTAGTAGGTCGTCGGCCTCCACATCGATTGACGGGTCGCCCTCTTTAATGAATGCCTTTGCGTGGTCTTCACTATCGAACAATTTGATCGAGCCATCATCCTCACAAATAAACTCTTTACCATTTATTGATATGTCATTAATGAATCTGTATATCCTGTACTTCTTTGTTACTTCTGTTTCCATATTTACTCTCCTAGTTTGCGTTGGTTGAATTTAATTACTGTTCGGGTGTAGTCGTCAGAGATGTTCATCTTGTCCTCATACTCCTTGAACCCCATTTCAAATAGAATCTCTGATTCACATAGGTCGTGGTTGTTGTCTAGTTTCTGCAAGGTAGCGTACTCGGTCTTCAAGTGTTGCTCGGAAAACTCCATATCGATGTACCCTCCGTCTGCCTCATCTACTCCACATACTCCGTCAATGACAAAGTACATATCAGTTGAGGCAGTTATCCCATCAAACAGTGGGGCGAGTAGTTTGTGTTGCTCGACAGGAACTAGGTTATAGTCTCCGTCGATTGCCAATGTGACCCACTTGTGTTCGGTAGTAATAAATGCGTACTCGGTTTTACCCTCTCGATCCCGACTAAATAGTTCAAAGTCCCAAGCCGACCATTTGTAGGGTCGAATTTCTGTTGTCTTTTCTTTGCTCATAATTATTCTCCTAATTTGCGTTGGTTGAATTCTTTACGGACTTCATTAACTTGTTTTTCAATCTCAGGAATATCTTTTTCATTAACAAAAGTCCACAAAATATCTTTTACAAGTTCGTGGTATTGGCTTTGAGCTTTTTTACTCATGATGTTACCTCCTCTAAAGTTATTTTCATAAATGTATCGGCAACAATATCTCTGCCCAAGTATCGGTTACCCATGAGTTCGGTCTTGACTAGCTCATCAAAGTCGAACTCCCCTTTCTCGTCCTCTTCTTCAGGATTCCAATCACTATACTCGGACGTCTCCATGACCTCTCCGTCAATCGCTAGGCTGAACCATACATAGTCATCTATGTTCTGCTCGGCAAATATCTCGACTATCTTGAGTTCGCCTTTTATCCATAGGTCGTACTTTGCATAGTGGAGGTAGGTATTGAGTTGGGGGTATCCCTCTATTTGTTTGGGGTTGATAGCCAACTCGTTCTTCGGTCTTTGTGATAGCTCATCATAGTCCTCGACAATCTCAACTGACTCTCCCATCTCACACTTTTCAGCAGAAAAATCATTGGGTACTGTTGCAATCATGTAGTCCATGCGATTGACAACGGCATACCCCGCAACAAAGTATTCATCACTGCCCTCGGAACAGACTGTCCAAATATATCGCCAAGCATTGTCTCCGTGTTCTTCCTCAACATCTATCTTGCGACTGTCTTGAGCCGAGAATAATTGTGAGCCGTTCTCATCTGTTTCAAATTGATACTTATCTTCAAACTGTTTCCATGTCATTCTAATCATTATGATTCTCCTTGTAGTTAAAGTAGTCCGTCATCGTAGTCATCTTCGGCGTAATATGGGTGTGATTCTTGGTCATAATCAATAATCTCACAACTATAATTCGGTGGAATATTTATAACATCTATGACTGCACCCCCCTCTACATATATTTTTATAGTCTTTTCTTTACTCATTATTTTTCTCCTTGTAGTCGTTTTTGGATTTCAGTTTCTATCACCTCATCTTGCTCTTCAGTAAAAAGTTTATCGCCTAGCCATAAATCATAGAGTACTTCTTTTTTAATTCGCTCTTCTGTCATATTCGTTAGCTCTTTGACAACTTCTTTAATTTCCTCTTCTGTTATATTCATTTGAATCTCCTTTTTAATTAAGTCCGTCGTCATAATCGTCGTCGGGGTAATAGGGTTGTGTTTCTTGGTCATGTTTTGTTTCACACTCATGACATGCGACAGGTTTTCCGTACCATCCTGTCGAGCCACATTTGGTTTTTGGTGTAGTTTCCGATGGTCTGCCCGACCAAGTGAGGTTGGGGCAATTCCCCCTTGATTTATTAATATCTCTCATTGGGTTCATTTGAATCTCCTTGTAGTCTTAATAATGCAAGTTTGTAATCAGTGCCTGACATGCGTCCGCCTACTATCTCCCATGCCTTTTCTCCCTCATATGAGGTGGAAGTCCACCCCATTATTTCGTCAAGTTCGTCTGTCATATTCATACTGTTTCTCCCGTGTGGTTGCTCACAATTAATTCTAATTTCTGAAATTCTAGGTCTTTTATTAATTGAAACAAAACCTCACTAGCCTCTTTAGCTTTTTTAATTCTCTCATTTAATTCTTGTCTTACTGCGTCTTTCTCTTCAAAAGTTCCATCAAACTCTAAAGTTCCGTACTCGTTTCTAGTTATTTTAATATTCATTTTTAGTTCCTCGTGTGGTTAAAAATTAGTAAAGCTACATAAAACATTACGCTACTATTTCAGACATGTCAACTAATACTTTAATTATTATTGGAACAGATTGGAACAGATTGGAACAGATTGGAACACGATTATTGGAACAGGTCTTGATACTTGTAAAATTTAAGTTGTCATATTGGGTGTGTGTGCGACTTTCTAGTAAGGGTTGATAGGTAAGGTTCAAGTTTACCTATAATGTCGCTACGAGCCTTGTAGGTGCTATCTCGTTGATTTCATTGATTTAATAGGATTCGGGTCTGTTCCAAAGTCTGTTCCATGTTCCAACGTGTTCCATATGTAAAGCTACACAAAATCTGTGGATTAACTTGTGGATAACTATTGGTGCGAATTCCTTTAAACCCTTACTACTACTACTATAAATATTAATATTATATATATATAGTGCTGTATATTTTGTGTGCTGTTCCAATGTTCCACACTGTTTTAAGTACGATATGCTCACAGGCTTTTTTATTGCACCGCGAAATCAGGTCTCTTGACTTTCGGAATCCTGAAAAATCCTATGTATACTTGTTTTGGGTTGGAACATTGGAACATTGGAACAAATTGATAAGTAAAACTTATCGTAAACCCAATGTCGATGGCGATGTCCTTTGATACCAGTCACTCATTGTCCTTTGATACCAGTCACTAGGTAAATAAAAAGGGCAGATTTCTCTGCCCCCCACAAGGTACTCTGTTGGGTTTACGTCTTAACAACAAACCCGGATTCATCTTTTTTTGCGTGTCCCTTCGCATATAATGAAACCACAACATCCTCGGGATCTAGATGCCTGATATCTGTATCATCCCCGCTTACAACTTTGCGACCATGAAACGTTAACGGGATATTTTCAA